CATCTTTTTTAACTTTCAGCCAAGGAAAACCATTCTCAGTTAATTTACTTTTTAATTGTGATTTTTTAAATAATTTAAACATTTCTTTAACCTCTTTCTTCTATTAATTTATTTGAATTACTTTCCATACATATTTCCATAACCCTTACACCATGTTCTTGTATAATCATCTTTAATTATTTTTCCATCTCGTATTAACAAATATCTACTCATACTTCCTTTATTATCTTCTTGATAATACCCAGGATTACTCTCAGTTTCTTTTTCTTCTTCATAATTAATATCTTCCCAATAATTTTCTTCCTCATATTGAAAATCAATTCGACCTTCAGCATTTGGAAAATATTTAAGTAAAAACTTTATCCATTCATAAGCTGGATTTCCATAATTCTTTAATTCTGTTCCAAAAAATATGTATACTGAACCATTTCCTCCACCATTAGCTATAGTGTCATGACATACCCATTTTCTTTCTAGTGTATCATTATCTGAATCTTTTAAAGTTGCATCTGATTCAAAATATTCTTTTGCTTGTTCTAATTTACTTTGTATTTCTCCTAAATTGTCACATCCTATACTATCAACATTTAACCATCCTCTTACTTGTGTATACATTCCCATTTTTCATTTCTCCTTTTCTCATTAATCTATCATTTTTGTAATTTGTTCAATTTTAAACTCTCTCATACTTCCATATACTCACTCATACTCTTGTTTTCAAGTCTAACTTTTAATTAAAATCAGTATTTAAAAATGAAAATGATTATCAATTGTTAATTCTCTTCTAAGTACCACTTTGCTTCTTCCAAAACAGTTCTAAATTCAGATTCTGTTAATTTCCAAGGTAAAACTGCCAGTATGTTTCTTAATGGTAAATACTTTCCTTCTAACAACAACTTATAATCCTTGTTAATACATTCTTCTCTACATGGCAAGACATCCTTACATAAGCAATTTACTATTTCATGATCAATTCTACACAACTTTCCTGACTTAATTATGTTCATAAAGTTTACAGGTGTTCCTACTTTAATAAATCTTTGATTTGTATTTACTCCTACAGAATCATTTTTAGCACCATTAAAGATAAATTTAATATTTCCATTCACTTTTTTAATTGATTTAATTTCCCATAGTGGACTATCACTCTTATATTCTTCTCCATCTTCAATATTATTAATTACTTCTTGTAACTTATACTCTTTCACTTGCTTGTCCTCCTTAATTCTTTCAAATCTACCCTTGTTATACCAACAGTTACCTTTATTATCTTTTACGTTATATTCTGTTTCATCTTCTTCTAAAACTTCATACATACTTTGTTTTGTTAAATTTTCAAAACATCCATTGTTGTTTACGCACATAACTTTGAACAAATTATCACTCATATTCTTTTTAACTCCTTTACTATTCTAAACTTTTCGTTTAATTTGTTATAGACTCTATTTATAGCTTCCTGTCTTATGTATGGTTGTCTTTTATCTTCTGGAATTTCACTTAAACATCTTTTCATAAATATTACCTCCTTAATCATATCTTACAACTTTTCTTATTGCTTGTCTATATTTATATTAATTTATTTATATTAAATCTTTATCTAAACCATACTTTAATATTATTTTATTAATATCTAGTCCATTAGACAAATCAGTATGAATTATATTTAAAGCCATAGCATAAGAATTTGAGGTTCTAGTATTTATATCCTTGCATAATTTTTGTAAATATATTTCACTAATATTAAATTCTTGCGATAGGCTTTTTATGATATTATCATATGTAATTAATTGTGATTTTGCTTGAGATTGCAAATCTATTAAACTCATAATTCTCCATTCTCCTTTAACAAAATTTCTAAATCATTTATAACTTCTTCTAGTTCTTTATTGTCTTCATTCTGCTTCAACCTGCGTTCACAAACTAATTTAATTCTATTTATTCTAGACTTAGGCAAATAATCACTAGGATTTTCAATTTTATCTTTTATAAAAAATAATTCATTACTTGCTTCTATTCTTCTTGATTCCATTTCCTTATAAGATTTTTCTAGCTTAACAATTCTTTTCTTTAATTTATTTATGTATTTTTCATCACAAGTATTATAAAACTTTGTTACTTCTCTACTTAATGATCTTATCATAGAATTCTTTAGAATATCCATTTCTACTTTTAGTTCTCGTTTCTTTGGTTTCTTTAATAATGTTAAACATATATTATCTCTACATTCATAACTACCATATACACCTATTTCTTTGGGGATTTCATCTTTAATTTGCTCATATAATTCTTTAGGCATAACATAGTAGTTATAGTGACCTACAAAATTATGACCATGTTCGCTATGAAAATCTGACTTACTTATCTTAATCTCGTAGCATCTAAAAATATCTTTTGTGTCCATCGTCATATAATCTACTCTACCTTTGCCATACCATCCTAGAGTCACTTCAAAACAACCAAAGATTGCTCTAATAGAGGTTTCTTTATATATGGTTTGTTCAATTTTCTCAGTTAATTCTGTTTTAGCTATTTTAATCACCTTCCTTATATTTCTTTACCTTCAAATTCATATAATTTTTTAGCACAATGAGTTTTAAAATTATCTACAGTATTCACAGTCCAATAACAATCTAAACTTTTATCTTCCCAAACCATAACTCTTACGCCTTTTGCATAACACCTACTATTCCATGATAAATCTACTTCTTCAATTATTTCCACAATATAATATTTTGGTATCATATTTTTTCTCCTTTCTAATTGATAATAATTCCCATTAAAACACGTCTTTTAACAAAATTTTACATTTAATCATTAGCCTAAACTTACCTTAATTTTATTTATTACATCTTTAACAATAGGAATTACTTTATTTACTCTATCTCCTGTATTATAATCCATATCAAATTCATGTTCATCTCTACACATCCACGTTCTATCAATTATAGCTTCTTTATACTTATTCAATAATAGTTCTATATTACAGTTTTTAAACTCTTCTCTTTCCTCCTTTGATAGAATACTTAAAAAGTCTTCTGCTATTTCATTTTCTTTATACTTTAACTTTTCATCAATTATATCATCCATAATATAAACTATAGAATCTAAAGTAACAACTTCACCACTTTCTAAAATCAAATTATTATCTTTTATTTTTGATATTTTAGCCTTATAATACTCATATTGCTTATTATTAACTAATGTTGTTATATCTAAAATATCTCCTATAATATAAATGGACTCTACTCTATTCTTATCCAATGTATTATTATCAGCATAACATTCATAGATTTTATTATATTTTATTTCAAATCTATTCTTCCAGTTTTCATTTTCTACATTATGCTTATCTAATGAATATTGAACAAAACTAGATACACATTTAAATAGTTCCTCAATAGCTTTTCTATCTACATATGGAGTTCTAATTCCAGCACTATTTAGATCGCCTTGACAATTAAAAGTAGTTCCACAATAAACTATATATCTTTCATCTTTTCCTTCTGAATCTACACTCTTGTTTATCTCATAGAAATCATCACAAGCGAATCCTTCAGTTGTTTGTACTTTTGAATATCTAATATCTCCACTTTGATATTCATGTTTTTGACCATCTATTCTAGTGTCATCATTTAATTGATAATCAAGAATCCATTTTAAATCCAATATCATAGGAAAATCATGAGTACATCTACTACCTACTAATTTCCATTTTATAATTTCATTGTCGTTATCATCCCAATCTACTACTATCTTCTTAAATACTTTTACTGTATAGTAATAATACATAATTCCTTTTTCACTTGTTAAGTTTATATAGTCATCAAACCCTTGTATTGATGGATTTGAAAATTCTAAAATCATAAAATCGCTTTCCCATCTGAACCTATTCTTTATTCTTTTAAATTTAAAACCTTTCATAGTTTCTATGCCTCCATTAATTTATTTATATTTACATATATTTCTTTATTCTTGTCTAAATTATAATCTGTTTCTACTATTTCATAATCATCTAATACTTTTGATTTTTTAATTTTATTATATATTATATCTTCTTCATCTAAAAACATATTTTGATACTTTTCATATCCTAATTTATCTACTGATAATTTATGTATAAACGACATATTTAACATATTTTTATCGTTATCTATAAATGGATTTTCAAAATTAAATTCATTTTCAAATTTCCATGTAGATTTTCCTCCTTTAAATATTTTTATTTTTGCTATTACATTAAAACTACATGGTGTAAGATATTCATATTTTGTTGGATTTACCCATGCATTGCTTCTTATACGACAACTCGTAACTGTTAAAAGATAGCCTTCTATAGAAGATTGTTCTTCTTTTAATGGAATAAATATTCTCTCTACAGATCCGTTATATTTTAATTCTATCACTTTCATTTTTAATTCCTCCTAAATATTACCATAAAATATCACTTCTATTCAATTTTATTTCTTCTTCCATATTTCTTAGCATCTCTTAAATAATTATAATCATCTTTTACTCTACATTCTTTACAAGCATCCCATAAAAGACTTTCTTGCGTATAATCGGTATATCCTAAATATTCACATGTATAAACTATATCACGACATGAATTTCTTGGAGTTGTCCAACATTCTTCATTGCAATTATTGGCATGTTCACAATTTGTTTTGTTTCTTTTTATAGTTGTTATGTATTTTCTCCAAGGACATTTTGCTTTTGGGTTATAACAATAACAAGTATCTTTAGGAATCCATTTCTTCATTGCTCTCTTTTTCATATTATCACTTCCTTATGTATTTCTATTAATTTGTTTGTCTAAACTAATATTATCATAAACTACCAATCAATGCAATAGTAATTCTATTAATTTATTTAAATATTTTAAAAAGCAATAAAAGAGAACTATAAAAATTCAATTATAGTTCTCACAACTCTGTTATTTAGTATTTTCTATAGCATAATTAATTCTATTTAACAAATTGCTTATGGTAACATGCTCCATAAACTGATACTTTTCATTCCTAACCTCATTATTAACGTAGTAGTCTTTTGCATTCTCTATTAAAGTATTTATATAATGTCTTGAAGTTCCAGTACAACATATAACTACATCATAACTCACTAATTTTGAAATAATCTTTAGTGGACTTTCTGAATAGGTATCAAATCCACTAACTTTTAAATTATATTTCTTTAACTCACTTATATATAATTTTTGATTAAATGAATTAATAATCAATACTTTTTGATTATTAAAATTTTCATAATTGATGTATTCTTTTTTTATATTCCCTGTTCTAATCACTTTAAGCTTATTATCTTTTCTTAAATTCATTTCATAAAGATGGCTAATCAACTCTTCTTTACTTTCAATATAAGGATATATATTTGTAATTACATATTCATTATTTTCATCATTAAATTCAGCTACGCAAAAGACTTCTTCTAAATCTTCTATATAATACTTACTAGCATTTACATTATCAAAAGTATTCCCATTATAGTCTATATAAATGTATTTATCATCGTTATTCTTTAACATACCCATAGATTCTTTTATTTTAACTAGAACATGTCTAGGATTATCTGATTTTATACTTAGTTTATTTTCTTTTGTAGTATCGACTACAATTTCTTTTACTTTTTCAGTAGGTTCATATATTTCTAATTTTTTTCTTAAATTTTGATTTTCCACACTTAAGCTATACTTATCATTTTCCAATGATTCTATTTGTTGCTTATACAAATTACTATATCCATCAAGTTTATTGATTCTTAAACTGTCTACATCCTTAATTAACGTTGAAATAATTTCAGTTTTACCACCTAATTGAGTCCTTAAGTCTCTGTTTGAAACTGATAATAATTCTAATTTTTCACTAAGTTTTCTAAGCATGTTTTGTTGCCCTATCTGTCGCTTGTATTTATAATATTCTTTTGATAAATCTTTATGAACTTTTTGTAATATATAATATTGTAATTTAATATCATCATATTTTTCTTTTAAGTTCACAAGGTTAGTCTTGTTTATATTTATATCATCATTTAACTTCTTATTAGTATTAGCATATGATAAAATTTTCTTTTCTAATTTTTTAGATTTTGTAATAGCTAATGTTTTTTCAACTTTTAATACTTTCATTTGATTTTTAAGTATCTTTAGTTGTTCAGCATGTTTATTAATCTGAATTTTGTCATTGTTGCTATCCTCCTTATTATCAACTTCAATAATCTCATTATTTTTAGTCAATTCCTTAGATTTTTCCTCAAATTGTTTCTTTAATAACTCTCTCTTTTCTTCCATGAGTTTTTTATTTTTATCTACTATATCTGGTGGTTTTCCAAAGTTTTTTATTATTATTCCATAGCCCATTAATGTACACCTCCTTAATCTATATTATAGACTAAGATAGTATTAATATTCACTATATACCATTTTTCAATCTAATATATCATACAAAAATAAGGAAAGCATTTAACCCTCCTTACGTAATTCTGTTCCATCAATGATTAAATTAACTTTTCTACAATCTAACTTATCTTCATTTCTATATTTTATATCATAATAATCATTTATATCCAATACAAAATTAGACAAATGCCATATTCTAGTTACTCCATCTTTGTTAATTCTAGTAATTATAAATCCACTTATATTGATTAACCATTGATATTTTGACACTTTTGAAATATCTTCTTTATCTATAATCACTTTTACTTCGCTATTATTTCTTTTAATGGATATATATGCAATATCACCACATTCAATAATTAAATTTTTATGAACCTTTGTATGTTTTGTTTCTTCATTATTAAGCAAATTTAGTTCTTTTTTAACCTTTTTCCTTCTGTCGTATTCAATCTCAACTGCACCTAACCAATTAAAAAATATATGCATTATTTTATATATATTAGCTTTACATATTATTTCTTTTGGATACCATATTTTAAATTTTTCTTCTATGGTTACAAAATCTATATCATATTTCCCATTATATAATTCATATAAATAATCCATTCTTGCAGAACTCTCTAAATCATATAGTGCTATTCTCTTT